ATATCCTTATCATAACGGAGGTAGAGGCTTGGCTGCGGATTTTCCGTTTCATTAGATTTCTCTAAATCATCTGGGGCGTTTTTACCATACCTGAAGTTTTTATTTTCAGCCACGAATTGCTTTCGCAAATCGCTTGGTAGCCCAAAAATTGATTATATTTTTGATTAAAACGATGTATATTAACAATATTATTAAAGTAGTAGTGTAGTTGTAGTTTTGCAGATTTGCTTCTATTTAAAGAACAAATCAAAGGCTGTAAATTAGTCCAGTGAAAACAAATTTGAATATTATTTATTTCAGTAAAGTCAAAAGCACTCACGGGTAAAATATGGTCTATCTCCCAATATTTACCCAAATTATCCCAAGTCATATTTTCATCAAAGCGAAATTCTATCCATTTTTTGAAGTCATCTAAATCACAACCCAATATAGTTTTATATGATGTTTTTAAACCTTTAATCAATTTATGAATTTTGGTTTTTAAAATAGTAGCTATTCTAAAATTTTCATCATTTCTATACCTTTCTCGAAATTTTCTATTTCTTTCAGGAAGATATTCTTTTTGGCGTTGTTGTATTTTTATTTTTACTTCTTCTTTTTTAGACCAATTTTTCATTCTTTCTTTCACTTCATTTGTATTACGATAATTGGCATATCTTTCTTTGATTTCTGGACGACAATAATATTCTTTATATTTTTGATTTTCCTTTTCTTTTACTTCGGGTAAATTTCTTCTTAGTTGTCTTACAGCTTTTGCTTGAGGTGTTTTTCTTTTAATTTTAGTGCATTCTTTACATTCATTAGAAATACCTAAAGATTTGGATTTATTTTTATAATATCCATTTAAATCTTTTTCTACTTTACACTGACTACAAATTTTACTTGTCATATATTGTATAAATCGTTTTATCTTTAATATATTTTCAATCTTATTTTTCAGCTTTGGGAGTTTCCCGCAATTTGAAAATGTCGCTGCCTGTTGTTCTAGTCAACAACAAGCAACTAGCACCTGGGGATGATTTAAAAAATCATTCTGAGCCCCGAACATATTTTCCCTAAAAGAGTTCTCAGATCTTTTAGGATGAGTGCTTTTCTGCCCTGCAGATGTTAAGGCGATTAATGGTAATGCAAGTCCGGGGTTTGAGCAATACCAAAATTGGAATGGAACATAAAGGGTGGTTTCTGGAAGTGCGTTACGAGGAGCGCACACTTGACGAGGAGCGATGGAATCACAAGGACCATCGACGTTGGCGAATGAAGGATCGGTGATGAAGGTAAGTTGAGTGGTGTTTCCAACCATCTTGAAGTATCCACGTTGTTGTTCAGAGGTCATGGTAAGTTGGTTCCAGATATGCATCCAGTCACCATATTGGCGATCAATGCGTTGACCTCCAATTTCAACTTCAACTTGAGCAATCAATTGTTCGCCAGGGAAATCTAACCAACGAGCATAGACTGCTTGTTTGTCGGCACTGACTTGAGCGGAGTTGCCCATGTATTGATTTATTTCAGGAAGAGTGACCTGAAGATAGGTGCGGTAAGCCAAATCACCATTTCTACTGATGATGCATGTAACACGACGACCGAAATCAGCTTGGCCGTTGAAAGTTTGTTCGATAGATTCCATCGAAAAGTTGGTGTAGCGTCTGTAGGTCACTTTCCAAAAAGTGATCTGAGGATTTCCTGTACATTTCCTCTACCTTATCTTTCGATAAGGAGTAGACTATATCTTAAAGAAAATTCATTTTTTGATTTACTAGTTCTATATTTAACATGAATTCTCTCGAAAACCATTTAGTCGTTGAACCTTCTTCTTTAAATTTTTCTATTTTTTCAATAATATTATTCACTTGATTCATATCTATTTCTTTTTTGGATGAATGTATGGGAATCAAGGTTCCCCCTACAACCCCCTCCTTTTTTTTCTCGGTTGAAAAAAAATTATCAATAGGGGGGTTGACGGGGGCACTCCCCCGTAAAACCGGCATTAAATTTGTCCAATTCCAACATTTTAATTTTTCACCTTCAATAGTTAAATCAAATTTACAAACTGGAATAATGTGATCAATTGACCAATAGGAACCATAATTATCCCAAGTCATTTCTGTGGTAAAATTATATTGAAACCATTCTCTCAAATATTGAATATTACAACCGATATAATCCATAGTGCAATCTTTTTTATCCATTACATTTCGTAAACGAGCGGCTAATGATTTTTTCAACCTATAATTCATATTGGTTTTACTTTCATTTCTACACCATTCATTTTTTTGTTCAGTAAGAAATCGAGGATAACAAGAAAGACAAATTTTTTTTTTATAAAACTTTTTCAGTTTGGCAAAATCTTTCAATGGTTTTTCCCCATTGCATTTTTCGCATTTCACCACAAACGTTTCCATTTTTTTTTGTCTTAGATTCTTTTTTCTTGTTTTATCTATTTCATTCAAACATTTTTTACATGTTTTTGAATAATGGTTTTCTCTATCGGTATATTTTCTATATTTGTCCATGGTTTTACACATTTCACATTTATCACATTTTCTTTCTACTATCGTATTTTCCATATGTTTGTATTTATATAATACTATATTTGTAAATCATTTTTGTTATATTTTAAAGAAGCTTGGATGCTCATTGCCCATTTCATATATCTTGTTGATATACTCATCTTATTCATTTTTACTATACCCAAGTTTTTTCTCTTGGCCGCAACATTTTCACAAATATTGTTTAGTAGAATAAGTTTTAGGGGTTTCAAGCAATTTGATTTTCTTACCAGGGTTTTTCAAATTAATAATAATTTCCCTGATTAACATCAGTGGTACAATGTTTCTCTCTATTTGTTTTTTAAAGAAAGAAAAAAGCATCCACAAAAGGTTTTATGAATATCTTATTTTTTTGATATTCCCTGATGTTTTTCTACCCTACAGGATTTTAAGGTAAACGTCTTGCGCTCCGTAAGCTACTAATTGCATCAGACCACCGCCCCTAAAAAATTCAAATACTTTTATTTTTTGTTACCATATATGCTTTGTAACTAGTATTTGAAAATTACTCACATTAATGAGTAATATGGACTATTCATCAAGTCATCATTGAGAATGGCTAGTTCTCTCAAACCCATTCCATTATAGTCTCTGAACCTTCTTCGTATGCTTGCATTATCGCATGTAGAAGCTTGGCTGCAGATTGTCCAATCCTTTTCGTTGTCACTATGCTTTAGGTCATTACCCCAAGTATTCTTTCTGCTTTCGCAGAGAGAAGTAGTAGAAAAGGCTCTCAGGATGTTCCTGCAATTTAGAAATGTTGCCTCTTTCTTTGTCAATTTGAAAGAGACTAGCTGATTATATAATGTGGTATTTTTATGATAACCACATATTTGCTTTACAATGTTTACCCATACTAGGAAGCAAATATCTAGTATGGCATTCAACTGTTAGACACGGGGGGTTCTCTATGTCGTTATTTTATACTATTACAAAAGAAAAAAAATTTGCTAAACAACGTAATTAAATTAATGAATGTCATCAATTTATTAATTTAACATTTTACACCATTATCATACCATAATTAATTATGAATTATTATATTTTACCATCAGTATGCTCATCATCATCAGCCTCATTCTCATTCTCATTGTAATATAAATATACTAATTCTATTGTTTTTGTAGTATTATTTTGTATCCAATATTCTATATTTTCTTTTAATTTTTCTAACCTCATATTCCATTCATTTATGTTGATTATTTTACAAATTCCTGTTTTTTTGGTAATACCCCAACATGATTTTATTTTTTCACCTTTTTCATTACAATAGCTATCAGGATTAAAACGTATAAATACAATAGGTCTATGTCCAACATCTTGAGATAAAGTCATTATTCTTTTGTTTTCACATGAATATTCTTCATTTCTATGTTGATTTTCATCAATTTCTATTATTATAATTTGAGAACCCATATCTAAAAATAAATCAGGTCTATATAAAGAACATCCATCTTCTATTTTCTTATTTTCTCTCCATGTAAAATTTGTAAAATAAGTTTTTATAAAAGTTACTACAGAAAATTCTTTCGTTCTATAATTTCTTGAAATAGGTTTTTCTGGAAATGTATATAGAAAACAACGACTACAATAACCATCATATTTATTTGTTACTATGTATTCACATAAATATGTTTTACATAGTTCCCTTCCATCACATTTTTTACAACGTGTTTTTCTTTTTTTATGGATACAATATATTGAACCTCCACATTCAAAACATTTTTCTTTAAGTTTTTCATGAATACATATTTGACTTCCACCACATATTAAACATCTATTTTTTCTTTTTTTATGAATACAAAAGGTTGAAGGACAACAAATAATACAATTATCTTTTCGTTTTTCATGCAAACAAAAAGAAGAGCCATTACATTCATGACATCTTCTTTTAAGTTTTTCATGAATACAAAATTGACTACCATTACAATCTCTACAAATAGATTTTTGTCGTAAATGCTCACATACACTTCCTCCTTTACAATCTATACATTGACTTTTTCTTTTTCCATGTTCACAAATTCCATTTCCTCCACATTCTATACAATAATATTTTCGAATTCCATGTTCGCACTTGTATTCTTTACTCATGTATTTTTTTATAACGTTTTAAGTTTATTTCAATTTTTTTATTATGTATATTGGAATATTACATACAATATGTATAAAAATAAAAATATCAATATGCTTATCCTTATCATCCTCATCATTATCATAAAAAAAATTTCAGATCAACGAATTATAATTCAAACATGGTATCTTCAGTATCTTGATATTTTTTTTTGTATCCTAATGACAATAATTTATTTGTTAATTCAATATATTTATCTCCTATTGTTAAAAAACCATCCATGTGACAATGTTCAAATAATATTTTTTGAGGTTTAATAGTAAAACTATAATTCATTAAAATAGTGTAATCGTGACCTTCTGTATCTGTATGTAATAAATCAATATCGGTAATATTGTTTTCTTTTATGATTTCATCAATTGTTGTAGTTTTCACTTTTATTTTATCAATGATCAAATGATTGATAGCTTTATCAATATGAGTTGGATCAATAGAAGCAAGCTGTGAAGCCCAAAAAGGCAATCTAGAAAAATCATTTCTTTCAGAAGGTATAGACAATTCAACTTCACCCACAAAATTACTCACTGCTTTCTTGATAAAAGTAACATTTTTCAAATTGGTTAATTTTTTTTTGTAATTGATTTTTAATTGGTCAAATAAATGCGGAACAGGTTCAACTAAAATTATTTTGGTGGTTTCATCTATGTCTTTAAAAATGGGGTCATTTAATGAGTTTCCTATATGAGAACCAATTTGAAGAATTGTCTTATTTTTATACATTTTGTATAATATAAAAAAACTCTTTATTATTTTTATTATATTATAATTATATTTGAACTTACATTTTTTTACTTTTTTTACTTTTTCTTGTTTTCCCTCCCATTTTTTTAGCCTTTTTTCCTCCTTTTTTACCCATTTTTCTTGATTTACCTAATTTGCCGCCCAATGACCATAATGATGTGCGCTTTCCATAAGGTTGTTGTCCATACATACTTTGCTGTCCATAGGGTTGTTGTCCATACATACTTTGACTTTGTCCATAAGGTTGCTGTCCATACATACTTTGCTGTCCATAAGGTTGTTGTCCATACATACTTTGCTGTCCATAGGTTCCTTGACTTTGTCCATAACCTAAATCAGATGATGCATATCTAGAACTCATTTTATAATATATACCAATATTTTTTTCAATTCAATCATTTCTAAACGGCAGATTTGTCTAAATTTTCCAAAGTCATATTTTTCATGATAAAATTTTGCAAGAATGAATCTAAAAATACCTCTTTTTTTCCTTCGTGGTTTTTGGTAAAAATATAGGAATCTTTTCTTTTTTTAATGGACCAGCCATTGTTCAATGCGTTACATATAAAAAGCATTTTACGCAATTTCATATTCTCTCCATTTTCCATTTTTCCTTAAACTTAAAATATATGGTGAAAGTTTTCAATGTATTTTAACGTCTAATTCAAAAATGTAAAAGTATTTTACAATTATTAATATATAAAAAAAAGAATGAATGATTATATATGCCTATTTTCAAACAAAAAAATACAAAGGTTCCAAAAATAAACAAAAAGAGTTCCATTACATTGGATGGGACACATCGTGATTTTATCAATGAGTTTAAACGAGATGAGATAGATAAAATACCTAAACTAAAAGCAGAGAGAAAAGAATGGAAAGAAAAAATGACCCAAGCAGAAAATATAGAACAAAGGATAGAATGTGAAGACAAGATAGAAACTATTAATCAATCCATCAAAGCATTGATTCAAAAAAAGAAGGAATACTTTTTAGACAATTCAAAATATATATTTGATTATTTTGAAAACAAGAAAAACATTTCTTCTCTCCATCCAACTGCATCAGGATCAGTAAATGGAATAACTACCAATAAAACAAAATTAGTAGATGCCTTTTTCAAAATCAACAAAGATCCTACAAAAGAAATAGAAAACAACAATAATATTTTCCAAAAATATTTGAGTAATATTGATGAATCTTATTTGGATATTCAATCTTTTCTGACTCCTGTGGATATTTGTCAATCTTGTTACAAGGGTGAATTGATTGCAGTAGAAGAAGAAGGATTTTTAATATGCAATCATTGTTCCAAAAATTTCCAATATTTAATTGAAAACGAAAAACCTTCCTACAAAGAACCACCCAAAGAAGTTTGTTTTTATGCATACAAGAAAATCAATCATTTCAAAGAAATCTTGGCTCAATTTCAAGGAAAAGAAACCACACAAATACCGGATGAAGTGATTGAAAATTTGAAATTACAAATCAAAAAAGAGAGAATCGACATGAGTTCTCTCAATTATTATACAACCAAAGCACTTTTGAAGAAACTTTCGTATAACAAATACTATGAGCATATTAATTTTATCAAAAACAAATTGGGTATCAAACCTCCTACGATTTCGCAAGAATTGGAAGAAATATTGTGTAATTTTTTCATGGAGATACAATATCCTTATGCGAAATATTGTCCCGATTATCGAGTCAATTTTTTACATTATTATTATGTTTTATTTAAATTGTTCGAATTGATTGGAGAGACACAATATCTGGCAGAAATACCCATGTTGAAAGACCGAGACAAATTGATTGAACAAGATGCCATTTGGAAAAAGATTTGTCTTGAAAAAGATTGGGAATATATTGCAACTATTTGAGTAAGACAAAATATGTAGTCATTATGCAGTCATTGATAATTATATTTATAAAAACAATGTTAAAAACAATATAAATACAATTTCATATAATTAGAGTATACTGATATACACATGATTTTTATTGGAATATTGAATGGTTTGTTGTTATTGCATTTTTTTGGAAAATCTACCTCTTTACCAAAACATTTACCTAAAATAAACAAGATTATGGAAAAGGATGTCTTTATCGAAAAATTAGAATACCCGTCATGCACATCTTGTAAATTTTATGAACCAACAAGTGATAAGTATGAAGATAAATTTAGTCGTTGTAATAAATTCGGTAAAAAAGATATTATTACAGGTGAAATTGATTATCGATATACAGATATATGTCGATTGGATGAAACCAAATGTGGTGAAAAAGGTAGATACTATATTGCGGAATCGAATCCATTATGGAAAAAATGGAAATTTCAATTGACACAATATAGTAATATTGTTTTGAGTTTGTATCTGTTTCTTTTGCTTGTATATGTATTTGATTATTTCAAACATTTTTGAGTTTAAGTAGGGAAAAATAAAAAGGGTGTATTATACATTTAATCAATCACCATAAAACAATTGTATGATTTCAATCGTTTTATTGGTTTTGTTTTCAGTGTTTGTCCAATAAATAATTTGATTTTGCAAGGCTTGTAATCTATCATTCCATTCCTTTCTTTTCGATTTTTTAACAATACATATTCCCTTTTGATTGGTTCCCCAACAGGAAGTGATATTCATGTCTTTATCCATATAATCATCAGGATTGAAACGAATAAACACAATGGGACGATGACCAACATCTTGTGAAAGCTCCATAATACGCTTGTTTTCACAAGAACAATCATAATCAATATGCTGATTTTCGTCGACTTCTACAATAATGACTTGATAACCCAAATCTAACAATAAATCGGGTCTACGTTTGGAACATCCATCTTGTATTTTTTTATCGGCTATCCAAGACAATTCAGGAAAAGCAGAGGTTACAAATTCTACGACTGCAAATTCTTTGGTTTTGTAATTGCGTGATAAGGGTTTGTCTGGAAACAAATGGATATAACAAAACAAACAATATCCATCGTATTTGTTGTTTTTAGGAAAAGTTGAACACCAATCATTTATACATGTTTTGTTTCTAACATTGACCATATTTTCAAGTTTATGTAGATTACAATATTTGCCTTTTTTTTCATCTTTAAAATTAAAACTTGGAATTTTATTACAATAGTCATTTTCACATTTTCTATTCTTTATATCAATCATAGTGGGTTGTTTATGAGTAGCACAAAATAGTGCTTTTGATTCTCCTTCATAATTAAATGTGGGTCGTATAATGCAATTTTCATATACACATGTTGTTTTATTTCTAACATTTATCATGTCATGTTGTTTATGACTTACACAAAATAAAGGCGACTTTCCTTGAAAATTATAATTTGGGATTTTATTACAATTTTCATTGTCACACGTTTTGTCTTTTATGTTTATCATATTTTCTAATTTATGAACTGAACAAAATCTTGCTTTTATTTTCCCTTGAAAATTATAACTTGGTTGTATTTTACATTTTTCATATTCACAAGTATTACATTTTACGTTAATCATATCTTGCAATTTATGAACTGAACAAAATCTACCTATAGTTTGACCTTCATAATTATAGGTGGGTTGAGTTTTACAATTTTCATATTCACAAGTTTTACTACTAACATTAACCATTCCTTCTAAACGATGAATACTACAATACAAAGGTTTTTCTCCTTCATAATTAAAATGTGGTCTTGTTTTACATTCATCATTTTTACACATTTTACTAATAACATCAACCATTCCTTCTAAACGATGAATACTACAATACAAAGGTTTTTCTCCTTCATAATTATAACTCGGTTGTGTTTTACATCCTTGAAAATGACATTTTTTGTTTATTACGTCAACCATTCCTTCTAAACGATGAATACTACAATACAAAGGTTTTTCTCCTTCATAATTGAAATGTGGTAGTGTTTTGCATTCAATATATTTACATTTTCTTGATATAACATCTATCATTTCTTCCAATTTATGAATACTACAATACAAACCTTTTGAATTTCCTTCATAATGAAAAGAGGCTCTTTTTTGACAATCTTCAAAATTGCATATTCTATTCGGCTTAATTTCTATGCAATAACTCAAATTTTGCATGTATAAAATTGTATTGATATAAGAAATAGATTTCAATTTTTTTAAAAATACATAAAAAATTTTATAATTATGTATTTTTATATTTTATTGGATGGTTGCACTTAAGCGATAGGAATGCCTCCAATTAATCCTGCTCCCAAAGCTAGACCGACACCTTGTCTGGTGCTTACTGCAATGCTGGGTAAATAAACGTCAAGAATACAAAATGTTGCTGCAGCCGATAGACCAATCAATACGATTTCTTCAAGATCCAAAGCCTTTGCCTTTTTAGGCACCAAAAAGGAAGCTAGAGCAATCATCAAACCCATGACTAAGTATTTGATGACTCTTTTGATAAGTTCTGCAATATCAAACATTTATATTAATAAATAAGAAAAAAATATATTAGTTTAAAATGATTTAAAAAATTCTAAATAAAATATACAAAAAATGAAAAATACAAAATCCGTATCTAAAGATTCTTCGTTGTCTTTTGAGAGAAAAGTGACAGAAAAGGGACTTCCAAATCCTAAATATGTAGATTTGTTGGAGGAGGATAAACCCTTGGCAGGGCAAAAATTTGTGTGTGTATCTTTTGTTTCACCTGAAAAAATTTTAAAACAGAAGGAATTGTATTTTTTTGAGCAGTTCCTAAATAAGTGGGAGTTTTCCAAGTCGATGGAAAAATTTGTTCAATTTTTGAATTTTTTGTCTTATAAATACAAGTTGACATTCAATGATATTATGGATGATTTCAAAGAATTCAACAAGGAAGAACAAGAAAATTTAATCAAAGCGAGTTCGCTGGAAGATGACTATAAAACATTCATGGATCAAAATGAGGAAGAATTAGAAAACAATTTCAATGTGAAATACAATTTCCAAACGTCTACACGTGGATTAAAGGTGCGTGGCGTGTATCCTACTATAGAAGAAGCAGAATTAAGATGTAAAATGTTGAGAGAAATTGATCCACATCATGATGTCTTTGTAGGTCCTATAGGATTGTGGATGCCTTGGCACCCAGAAGCATATAAAACAGGACGTGTCGAATATATGGAGGAAGAGTTGAATCAGTTGATGAGTGAAAAGAACAAAAACGATACTTTTGCCAAGACCGCTTTTGATGATCGAGTCAAAGAATCAAAGAAAAAGGCGATTGAAGACAATATTGCCAAGGCAGAAAAAACGGGTGCTACATTGACACAGACGATTGACGAAGACGGAAATTTGATTGGTATTTCCAATATGAATACGCAAGAAAATACATTCAATAGTATTGAAAAAGAAGGGGATGGTATTTCAGTGGCAGATATTCGTAAAGAGTTGTTTGAAGGTGAAAACATAGTTGTAGGGAAATCAGATTATGGACAAAGTGAATTAGTGAGTGGTCCTTTTTCTACCAAAAAATAGATTTTCTTGTTTTAGATTTTCCTTTTTTGATTTGCTTATTTCCACCTTTTTTGGTTCTTTTTTTGCTTTGCTTTCTACCCCCTTTTCTTCTTAATTGATCTATTAATTGGTCTATTCTTGTTATTTCTCTCAAAATATCCTGTTGTTGTTTGGTAGTGAGATATCTATTATTTAATTGGTTACGATATTGTATAATTTGATTATTCAAGGAATCTATTCTTTCTTGTGTGGACATTATTTTTGTAGGTGTAGGCATTTCAGGAATTTGTTTTGTTGTATAGGGAAGAGCTGGATTTATATTGTATGATGAAGATACCTTTTTTCTTGTTTGCATTTTTGGTTGCATTCTTTGTTCAAAATCTTGATCTCGAATTTGTTGAATACGTCTTTCTTCATCATCCTTTATTTTACTTTTTTTACTATTCTTGAATACTCTTGAAAAAAAACTCATTTTTATATTATATTGATATAATTATTTATCAATATACTATATTTTGTGTGATTAGTGATCACCAACCATTAGCTCTAGCATTCATTTTACCATTTGTTTTTTTTCACATTGATTTTTTGACCACTTCCTCTTTTTTTCGCATTATTGGGATCATATTTTTCCTCTTCGTCATCTGATTGAATATCCTTGGACAAATCCCAAAATTCTTTGCTACCTAATTTGAATGCATTGTGTGCATCGGCTTTGTACCAAAATACTTGATCAGTCAATTTATTGGAACGTGTGGTGTTGTTAATAACAAGACATTCAAAATTTTCAGTGCATTGATCCATCACTTGACAAAAAGATTCAAAGGTGGGAAACATACCCGCATAATTTTCATAAAGTCGTTTGCGGTTATTAATATAAGGTTCTCTCAAAATAAATACAAAATCAATATTTGTTCGAAGACTCGGAGGAATTCCTAATGGATACTGCATGGTAATCAACAACATGAGCTTGAGATGTCGCCCATTGAAGAAAATATAACGCATCATTTTGTCGCGTATCCAACTATCATCATACATGCAATCATCTAATATGACAAATGCACGCGGATCAATGGACGATTTTTTGTATTGTTCTATTTCCTTATTGACTTGTTTCAAGACACCTTTTTGTCGTTTCAATATATTTTCAATAATGGCAGAATTGTATTCATTATGAATAAATAATTTGGGTACTAAACTTTTGTAAAAGTGATTTCCTTCTTCTGTTCCAGAAACGACTACACCAATGGGAATATCTTGGTGATAATAAAGGAGATCACGAACCAAAAAAGTTTTACCCGTTCCTCTTTTTCCAATCATAACAACTACTGGACCACTGGTATCGCTTGTTTTGAATGTAATGGATCGCATATCAAATTTACTTAAATTCAATGTCATTAATGTTTATTTATGTAAAGTTTTTTTTCTTTTTTTTAACACGCATTTCTTTTTTTGGACTTTGTTCCAT